AAGAAGGAAATTGTGACTGGATTAATGTCGATATATTTTTTTCAATATCTTTCATTATATACGAACCTGTTCAATTGCAATTTCAACATCGTCTGCAACTATTTGCAATATTGAATTCTTAGTTGAGAATATATCTTTAAGTAGAGGTCTAACATAAATTTTAATGCTTGAACCATAATATGATTGAATATTTAATCCTGTAATATTCAATCTTCCAGTTGTATAGTCGACGGTTCCAGCCGGAGCTAATTTCTCAATTGAAGTACTATCTGCTTTTACTATATTAAGACTACCTAAACCATCATCTTGTAATCTAGCGACACGATTTTGAAAATCAAAACTACTAGAAAATACTGGACTAGTACTTCTATTATTATGCCGCAATTTACCAGAAGTAACACCACTCTCTAAAGCAAAATTAAAATCTAATACAATAGGAGTATTACTATTCAATTGTGGGCGAATCTTCTTAACTGCTTCAATGTCCGTTTCATTACCAACAATGTTTTCATTTGCATTATCAATAGTAGTGACTAATTGACTATATCTTAATGTTTTATTAAAATCATTTAGATAAGTAGTAGAATAAGTGCTAATGGCTGATAAGACAAATGATTTAATATCACCAGCTGACAAATCTGTAGTGTTAATATTGTAACGAACAAGACTTGAAATATAAACAAATGTCATTTCAGGCTCAATGATAATTGGTTCAATAGATACCGGGCATCTTGTCTTTAAGAAACTATAATACTCATCTCGTTTACTTGCTGGTAAGCCATCAACTTGATCAATGTCAACTGCAACAAACACCCGACCATATTGTGGAGGATCTACATCTTGACCGCCATAAGCTGATACAGCAAGAACTTCTGGAAAATTAATTTTCAAAAGATTTTCATAATCTTCAGTAGTGATTGCTCTTTCCTGAGCCGTAAAATAACGTGGAGCATTAAATTTAACAGATTCAATTGATTCATTAACTGAACCACCTATTGCGGCAGCAATTGTGCCAACTTGAACGTTTGATAGTCCGCCAATAGCGCCGTCAGATATAAATTTAAATGCACCATTAGGAATTTCACCATTTGTTACACGATATTCACATAAGACAACAGCATTATCTTTTGGTTTTCTACCACTAATTCCATCACCAAATAAAACTTCATATTTTTCATTTTGTGCAGCTTGAACAAAATATATTTGCGAATTGCTAGTCTTATCAAGTAATGATGTTGCTAGTGTATAATGGATAGTATTACCACCATTATCTTCAATAGAAGCAATGGTAATTGAATCCGTATCAATATTAGTGCTATTTAAAATGTATCGTTGAGTAGTATTTGCATAGTTGACAACAAAACTTTCACTAACGTAATCTCCTTCGTAAATGTCTACATTTTCAGCTGAGTATGTTCCATCGGTTCCAGTAAGAATTACATTCTGATCAGTGACAAATACGAAGTTATTAGAACCAACCCTAGAAGTGAACGAGGTGCCCTTTGGTGCAATGATTGAAGTAACTGATGTGTTTCCACCATAAACTGTAAGATCAACGATGGCACGAGCTGACTTAAAAGATCTTGGAACATAATTCAACATCTTAGCATGAGAGACTACGCTGTCACGTAATACAGCAGTATCCATAAACATTTCATTACCAATCATGTTCAAATAGAATGAGTTCGTATAAGTATTATATGAAAGTATGTCCAATAGAACGGACATATTACTTCCTTCAAAATCATAATCTTTAAAAATATCTTGTGATTTAAGATATGTTTTTAACTGAGTTTTGAATGAAGCAAAGTCAAGATTGACTAAATTTATACTGTTATTTGCCATTATCGAACTCTTGATAGTTGAACGGTGAAAGATACAGGCTGCTGACTATTTGAGATGAAAAACTTAATAGTAACTACTAATAAATTTTGTTCTATATATGGAGTTACTATTACTTCTAAAAGTCCAGCTCTTGGTTCATATCTTTGAATAGTATTTTCAATTACCGTCTTTAAAGCAGATACTGATGCTGGAGTGAGTGGTTCAAAAAGTATCTTGTTTATCTCACAACCAATGTCTGGTTGGAATAGTCTTTCATATTTATTCGTAAATAAAAGATTCCTAATGGATCTAATTACAGCTTTTTCATTGATGTTTTTTACCAATTGCATATTATCTGGATGGGCATCCAAATTGACAAGAAAGTCACTGAAGTATTCAGTTTTTGGAAGTGCTGTAGTTTTTCTATCTGAAAAAGTTATATCCATAATAGTTCTTTTTATTCCTATTTATACCCGCGGAATAGCAGAAGCAACCACACTCGTTGCTTCATTTACCGCATCTTGAACAGTTGGAATTGGAATACATATTGGAGAAAATATAGCTTTAATTATATCACCGATCACGGGTAAACTTGTAATAAAATCCCATATTGTCTTATACAGAAAATTGTAAATTGAATCAATCATATTATTAACTTGCATCAGCAATTCAACACTCATCATTTTCACTGTATTAAACATATTGTCTATTGCTTTAAATAGCCATCCCGTAAGACTGCCAAAAGATAATCCATTTAGTAGATCAGAAATTTTCATTCCAAAATTCATCATTTTTCTAGCAAGAGACATTACCTCATTAAATCCTCCCATGACCATATCTTTTAAATCAATAGCCTTAGCAATTGCAAACACTTTAATTTTTTCATAAAGCTTATTGACTATTTCACCAATAGATGGAACTTGAGGAAGAGTAAAACTAAATAAGCCTAAAGATATGCTATCTAAAAAGTCAGTAAGTATACCTACCAAATCCATGATTGGCTTTAAAATAATGTCCTTATATTGTTTCATAATCATTTGAAAAATATTAGGTAAAGAAATGTCAGGAAGATTTAAATCAATATAAAATGGTTTTGGAACAAAACTCCAAAGAACATCTAAACCATTGTCAATTGCTTCTCGTATTGCTTTGTAGATTTCTTTAGGAGATATTCCGCCAACAATAATATCGTAAATGGATATTCCTAATCCTAAAATCTTTGGAAAGAATGAACGAAAAAGATTACTAAGCCCAACAAAATCAAGTATCTTTTTAACGCCTTTAATGATTAGATCAAAGAAAGACATGTCATTTAAATGTGATAGTAAATGACAAACTTCCATGTTAACGCTGCTGATATAAGATCTAGTTCTTTCAACTAAATTGCCTGCAGCATCAACAATATCTTCAACCGTCGAGAACATCTTTTCTTGGAGGGTTCCAATGATGTCTGGAACTACAATTCTTGAAAACAAAGGAGGATGCGTTAAACTGTCTTTGATTTGATTGTATAAAGAATCAAATCCACCAAATGGTCCATTCATACATACGATAACCATATCAACCTCCGTTTATACTTACTTCAGGAGCTTGAAGTGTTATCTTAGTATCTGAATAGATTTCTGCTTCTCCCTTTACGATGATGGTTGACTTACCTTCAACAAAGACTTTTTCATCTTTAAGAGTAACGTTTGTATTGTTACCTTTAATATGAGTAGCCTGACTGCCATCTGCGGAAATCTCAATGTATGTTCCAGATGAATGATAAATGTGAATTCTATTTGCACCAGGCGTATCATCAAATTCAACAGTGTGCCCAGATATAGTTCTCATTACATGATTATAAGGGTACTTAGCAGCGTATGTTGGTTTTGGTTCTTTGAATGTTACGCCAGGGTTAGCAGAACTTTCATAATCAATTTGTGTTTTTGGTATGTCATTTACTTCTCTAGCAAGAGCATTCACATCACTCAAGTTTGGATCATTATTATTATGTTTAGAAATTGATCCAATTATCATTGGAATATTTCCTTCAGTTCCTGTTAAAAAGAAACCAAAGACTTGTGATCCATTGAGAAGACCATTAGGTGAGATTCCAATCCCATAATAGCTTGCGCTTTGCACTGGACTAATTGGACGAGCCCAGATTAAGTTTTCAGTATAGATTCCATCTTGTAATGCAGGAATTCTTACTTTAGCTCTGCCTAATTTTAAAGGATCATTGATGTCTTCTACTGTACCTATGAACCACCGAAGAAGTCCGTCTCCTCCTAAATCATTTAAACTATTCATAGTATAGTTTCTCCATATGCTGGTCGTATTAACTCTAAAGACATACGATATGAAAATGAAGCATTTCCTTGAACGCTTATCATATGTCTAATTTTTGAAATTA